TCCAATTCATCAATAACCTCTACTACAGCATTAGTGCCAATAAACGATTCAATTAAAATGTCTTGTTCATTTTGACTTGTAACAAGATCATTGGGATCATTTGTATCTGTGTTAGGTTTAACAGTAGAGTAATTTTCATAACGTGTTAAAAAAGGAATATTACCAGTTTCACTTGAAGCTGGAACATTGATTTTTAACATTCCTTCTTTGTCGATATCCATAAAGAAACGACTACGTTGTCTAGTATAATTAGTACGATCACTAATGTCTGGAGCGCCTATGGTATCTTTTTTTGCATTCAATTCAAAATGATATGCTATTTCTCTACGCTCTAAAGTTTTAATATTATCAAATATATTACCTAACGGGCTACTTTCCTCTAAATTATTTTTTATTTTCTTAATAGATAATTTATCCGTTTTACCCAAAGGTATTACCGATCTATTAATATCTAATACATTACCATAAATATCAACTACAGTTCCTTTAATAGTTTCCATTAAATAATTTGGAGCTATTAAACTTAAACTTAAGGCATCGGCACGACCCTCACGTCTATTTAAAATATCTTTAATAACAATATCTTTGCTATCTTTATATGACAGGAACTCTTGTTCATTACTTAATATATTAAAGCTTCGTCCAAATTCATAAATAGTTTCTCTTTTTTCAGTACGAGAAGGGTTACGAATTGATGAACCGTTATTAGACCAATTTTCTTTTGCTTTTGGATCTAATCCGATAACTTTTAAAGTATCATTATAATCTAATGAAGTTTCTCGTAATGAAGAAGCGTATTTTATATTAGGCTCTATATCTCTATGTATAATTCCTTCAATAGTACGAGAGGCTTCTGTAAAAGAATAGGAATTATCAAATGTATTACTAACAATATCCCTATGAGTATCTAGAGTTAATGCATTGCCGTATTCACCTAAAGTAATACCGTCATCTTGGCTTAATTTTATAAATGTGTTGTTGTTAGCTTGTAAATGATATGTACCTGGTTCCAAGTCTGGAACTTGCGGATGAGAAGTATTTAGTCCAGCAACATCTTTTGCCAATATTCCAACCACATACCATACACCGCCTCCCGCTTGTCCCATAATAACTGGCGTACCAGTCTCAGGATATCCTCCAACAAACATACCTCCCACGGCAGAAAAGTAATTTACAGGTAATTGAGCAGAAATAATATTATTAGAATCTTGTTTAATAGAATTATATTCTTTAAGTCCACCAATATAAACTTGTATTTTTAAATAATCTGGATCGAAATCTACAATGGTACCAAGACGCAATAATCCGGGTATTTTACCTATAGAAATTTCACTTGTACCACGACGATCGATTCCCATTTAAGCCTTCTTTTCCAAATAAATCCAACAATCTACAATATTTGTATATATAAATTGATCAACTTTTGGTGCCAAAGTATTTACAGAGGTTGCTCCTGTGGTTGGTTTACCAATTATTGCTTTACCTATATTATTAAGATCTGTTCCTATCGATGTAGAAGATCCTACATTGCCTTTTTTTGATACTGCTGTCCGTGCGACACTATACGCTGTCGAAGATGGTGTTCTAAATTCATCCTTTGAATCAGCATTAACGGATACAATCCTGATTTGCCCTGAACCACCGCGTGATGGAGGTCCAAAAGTACCTAATAATTTATCTGGCTGTTTATCTTTGGATAGTGCATACATATTATTTTCGCCGATTAAAAAGCTTTGTACTGCTTGAGCTAACAAATTAGCATTACCAGAAGAATCTTCGGCAAAGCCAGAATCAGATGCTGCAAAAATTCTCAATTCTAAAATAGGAATATAATTTGCATTACCAACGGCAAAGGCAGATAAAGCCGAACTTAATATTTGATTTAACGCTTGTCTATTTGGATTGGCATAAATTCCTTGCATAATACTTACACCAGCATCACTGCTATGTGATCCGCCAACAATAGTGCCTATATGTTGTTCGCTATTTACATTGCTTTGTCTTAAATGTACCATTGAAGTAATGTCTTTATTTTTATATAAAATTTTACCAACAGTATCAAGATAGGTAGGAATATATTCTCCAGGCATATGTCCATATGCTACATTTAATGTTGTAGAAAAGCTTTTACCATAATTAATACTATGATTAACACTTACTATATAGAATAACATATCTTGATTTTCTATATATACAACTTCTCCTGTTTGCATATATTCATTACCTACAATATTGATTGTACCTGTTTGTATTTGTTTGCGTGCTTTATTGAGTAGTGCTACGGCAAAGGGGGCGCATTGTGTTGTGGGATTAGTAAGATAGGGAGCTTCTACTGTTTGTGGTAATCTAATACCATACATACGCCAAAGATCATAATCTACAGCGGTAGCAGTTGTTAATGCGTTGCCGCCATTTTGAAATCCATTTAAATCTGCTGGCGGATTTATTCCTGTAAAATTATCAGCAAATCGTCCCTGTACTTCTACGGCAGTAAATGGCGGAGCGGCTTCTTTTATTGACATACTTTTAATATGATGATTTTTTAATACATAGCGTTGTCCAGAGTTAGCTCCATAATCATCATAGGTTTCATCTTCTATAAGATTTTCAAATGCTTGTGGAAAGTTCTTATTATTTAATAATGGACTTGTAATTATTTTATTACCATTTTTATTTTTATTTTGAATTAATGATAAACTTTCTTTGGCATTTTTAATAGCTAAAGCTGCTATTTTTAATATACGCTGACGCTCTGATATGCGGACAGAAATTTCTTGCGTGATACGAAGCATTTCAACACTACTTACATTAACCTTTTGTTTATCGCTGCCTGGAAATAATGATTTTAAATTAAACGTGTGTCCTGTTTTAGCACTTATTCTTTTAATAATTGCATCTTTGCGAGTTTGAATTTTTGAATCATATAAATTTTCATTAATATTAATTTTTGAATCGGTTAAAGTTTTTAATACATTAACTCTAGAAGATACACTAAAAATATTATTAATAGTTGCTTGTGTTTCTACAGAATTTAAAGCATTTAACCCACCTTCAAAGGAAGATGTATCATTATCAATACTTAAATCGTGTAGTACCAATTTAGACGTAAAACCCGTATCTTCATCTGAAATAAATTCAAAAGATACTGTTGGTCCTCTAAAATTATCAAAAGCGGTTATAGATATAAATGTAGATAAATCTGCATCACTTGATCTAGATAAAGCTATACCATACATTCTTATTTCATCTTCTAGTATTTCTATTCTTGATAAAATATTAGTAATTTGATCAACATATAAATCTTCTAAAAATTGTGGATAAATTTGAACATTAAATTCATCTTTTAATCTAAACATTCGATAAAATACGCTGCTAGGCATTTTATTATATTGTGGCGGTCTTACTTGAATATTACCTTGCGAATCAGCAAAAATTTCTAAATCTAAAAATCCAGCGATTTGTTTAATTTTTTCTGCAACTGTAATATAATCACTTTTAAATAGACTTGGATTAGAGAATGCTTTTTCAAATGCTTGAATATCATAATCTTTATCATATGAATCATCAATAATAAATAAATTCATATCTTCATTAGCTCTAACCTTCCAAGACATACGTCGTGTAAGATAATGAATTTTTCTTCTTAATTCTTTATTTCTTTGATAGATATTATCTAGCTTATTACTATCTTTACCATTTAAAAAGGGATCATATTCTAAAGTTATATCATTGCCAATAATTGATAATGGCTGCTCTATTTTTTTCAATTCATCTTGAATTTGATCTGTTTTTGCTGTTATTTTAATATCTATTTCTTTTAATTTTGCATCAATACCTGCAGAAACAGGAGTAGTTACATCTCCACCATTGCTAAAAAAAGTAAATTTATCACTTAAATCGGCTTTTTGTGCTAATAAAGCATTTAATTGTGAATCGAAAGCGCTAGCATTAATTTGATAATTAATAACATTTTTATATGTTTCACTATCCATTGTTAATTTTTTAAATGGAACGAAATTTCCATATAATAAATTTCTAGATTTCAAATCTGTTTGAAAATTTTTAAAGAATGATGCGGAAGGATCTGCGCCTGTATGAGCGTCTCTACCGGTACTGTCAACTTGTCTTGCTGCTTTATAAAAAGTTGCAAAATTATAAGGCTCACCAGTAACCAACAATGACAAGGCGTTCATAATATCTTGTCCTGCAAATGGATCTGTTGTAATAGTAGCTGATGAAGTATTAGTTGCACTTTCTTGAGAGGTATTACCAAACATTACTAATGAGCCGATGCCCTCTTTCCATTTATAAACCATTCCATCAGGATCGTAAAATACTCGTCTAATAGAAGTGTTTTGAATTCTTTCAGAATCTTGTGTAAAATTATTTTGAGTTGGCTTTCTACCAACATAATTTCCATTTTTATATTTAACAAATTTAGATTTAAATAATTCTTGATTCTCTTGTAATAAATCAGGAACTTCATCCGGCTCTAATCCGGTAGCTCTATCGAATTTAATATCAAAAGGAGTTAATGGATCATATAGCGATCCGTTAAATACATCTGTTGCTGGACGTAAATTTACTACTCCAAATTTAAAGTAGGCTGCATTATCATTGCCCGAAACGGAAACATTAAATGTACCATTATTATCATAATTAGAAGTATTATGTTCTACTATGCCGGCGAAAATTTGTGAACCACTTTTATCTTTAATAAACTGATTACGCATAATCAGCCATAACCAATTTGGAAAATCTCTACCTACAGATAAAGATTTTTCTATTGAATCATTGGTGCCGGCTTGAAAGAAATCTTTTAAATTCATCAGAGCTTTATTAGCGCTTTGTAAAAATCCACCACTTAATGAATCTTGTAGTCCGCCAATTATTTTATTATCTATGGTAGTTTTGCTGCTTACAAAAATATGTACCGCATCCATAGGTTGAATAATAAGTTTTGTACCATAATGTAATCGTAATTTTTTTCTTAACGCGTTACTTTCGCCGTTATAAATACGTTTAACGGTTTGTGAATTTTTATTTAATTGTAATTGATTCAATGAATCTCTAATAATTCTACTGAATATTGCAGCTTCACTATTAGGTTTAATAGAAACTGATTCGGCTACTGCTTCAGGATTTGTAATAGTTGCTATTGGATTTAAAATCGTAAGAGCAACTACTCCAGCGAGCGATGCGGCACGACCGTACGAATTTGGATCTAATCCGTCTTCGCCAGCTAAAGCGCCACCACGAAAATATAACGGATCAATATTTACTTCAAATATAGATCCTGTAAATTGAATTTCAATTCCACTACCATCTATAATGGTTCTAATACGTTTGCCAAGATATGTATCTGGATTAACAATAAAATTAATGGGATTAGCGCCACGTTTGGCTCTTAATTTATTAAGAGAAATTTTATCTGCTTGAATGCCTTGATTTAATGAATTTAACCCTAGCTGTACGAATGAATTGCCTGTTACAGTATTTTTAGCATCCGCAATAGCTTGTTCAATATCATTATGAGTGATACGCATTAATTCGTGAGGATCAGAAAATGTAATACTAAAACTACCTCCACCAAACTCATTAGAAACAGTAGTATTAACAGATAGTGCTGTAGTAAATTCTATTACCCCAGTACCTTCACCCAAATCAGTTCTAAATGAATTTAATTGATTAGTTGTCCAGGTAGTATAAATTTTATCGCCTGATAAATTAGTTATTGTTTTAATACGATCAATAACAGCTTTAAATTTACCAAATGAACTGGAGCCAGAAAACGCTGAACTTAAAGTATCTGTGGCAGAAAATAAAGAAGGTAATAAATGATGATCTAATTCTCCAATTTCCGTTGCAACACTTTGTATTTTAGTTAATTTTTCATATGCGGCAATTTGTTTACATTTATTTTGAAATAAAAATTTAGTAGCACGTATAAATAATGCTTCTTCATCATTAGATAAATCTATACGATAATTATCTGCCAAAGAAGCAAAAGCTCTTTTTTTAACCAAAATAGTAACATCTGGCTCTTGCATTAAGAGCTCTAATTGTTTAACTTTTGGATTAAATAAATCTGTTCTATACCAACCCTCTTCAGTATATTGTCTTTCACTACTTTGATCGAATTGTGATGCAAAATTTCCAAGTTTTCCATATGGAACGGTATGTCCATTCTTTACAATATCTAATGACTTTAGCTTATTATCGCCAAGACTAAATTGTTGAGAAAGCACATCTCCTAATCCATTAAAAAAATCGCTCATTATTGATTACTCTTGTTCTTACTATATAACATTACTTACCCCAACTTAAGCCTTTTCCAAAGCTTAATGGAATGCCACCTTCACTATTATTACTTGCGCCGCTAGTGGCGCTACGATGATGAGGTAAGAAGTTAGTGCGGTAACCTCGACGTTGTGTAACGGTAAATTGAATATCATAGTCAAACATACCCATTTTATCAACTGATTCAGTCCAAGACATACTTGTAAAAAATCCTCTAAATACCCATCCGTTATAATACATTTCAACACTAAAAGCTAATGAAGATAATGTTGGCGGATTGCGTGGCAATAAGCTTTGAGTTTTTGGATCTGTGCCTAATATACCACCGACCGCTCCAGAAAATAAATCTCCACCTAATCCACCAATAGCTTCACCAAAACCATTGATAGTATCACCCAATCCTGATACGACACTATCAGATGCAATAGTCAATCCTATGGGATCAAAATTAATTTGTTCTGCTCTATAAATTTCATATAATACATTTAAACCTTCAACGCCGGAACTGCCAGTTGTACCTCTTAAATTTAAAGTAGGCAATTCTTCGCCCCAATATTGTACTACATATCCGCCTTTTGTTCTTTCAGGTGTAATAAGTTTTTTAAAATTGTAATTAATAGATTGTGGATTGATGTACATATTAATGACGCCAACTTCTGGCACAAACCAATGAATGATATGTCTGCTGGTTTTACTTTTTTGTTGTGGCTTAATTTTACTGGAAGGTAAGCCATCACCACTAGGAGAAGGTGTGGGAGGAACAATAAATCCATCCTTCTCAAAACTACGTTGTTGATTAGTACGATCTAATGCGTTACCTAAACTTTCGAATGCGTTACCTATTTGATCACCAAGTTTAGCCATTTAAATCCTTATTTATTAACCTGAACACTAAAACCACCATTAAAAACACTTGCGCCAGCATTGCTGGAACCAGCACGATCACCGGTATTTTCAACTTCAGCCTCTAATCCTTCTGCTAATTTAACATTAAGAATAATTTCTCGTGGTTGTAATGTATTTTGTTGTTGCTGTTGCTGTTGCTGTTGAGTTGGTAGAGCTGCGCGAAGTCTTTGTGGGGTTTGAGTTTGTGCTTGTCGAGCGGCGAGAGTTGTAGCTTTAGCGGTTACGGTTGGTTTAAATAATGACAAATATGGTTGTGCTGCACTGCGCGCCTCGGCAGCAAGACTTTGACGTTGTCCTTGTTGAACTATTTTATTATTTTTAATATTAGCAGATGGTTTTTGAATATCTGCAACAATATCCATTATTCTTCGAGGTAAAATTTTAATAGCATCTGCCGCTTGCCCAGCTCCTATATTATATTGCTCTAATGCAATATCGGCTACACCTTCTTTGGTGGGAGCTGCCTCTTTTGCTACAGTTTGTTTTATATTTTGCCGTGCAGTATCCATAAATCCTATAAGTTCTTCTTTTCCTTTGTCTTCTCTTCCTGTACCAATAGCCATACGTGCCGTAGCTAAAAAAGTTTGATTAGCTATTATATTTCCGCGATCAATACTACTATTTAAAATTTGTAAAATATCTACTTGTTGTTTTTGTAAGTTAGTCCCTTGTTCAGCAACACTTGTTGTAGCATCTAATGAATTTTTCAAAGTTTTAGCTGTTTCTGTTGGTCCGGCAGCCATTGCCTCTAACAATCTACTAGCCGATGCATCATCCTTTGCCATACTGCCAAAAGCTCCACTTTTAAGCATTTCTCTTTGTCGCATAAATTGTGCGGCGGCTTGAGGGCTTTCGCCAGCTTCTTTTTGCGTATAAATTCTTCCACCCGCTTGTTGTTTAAATGAATTTTCCAACATCTCTGCTACTTTATCAACTTTACCTTCTCTTAATAAATTTTCTACTTGAAAAGCGCCTTGCAAGCCTCCGGGTCCACCAGATCGAGCAGAAATTAGAGCTTTGGTTCCCATTTCTAAATTACCCATAGATTTAACCATCGCTTGTATAACAGATACAGATGATTTGGCGGTTAATCCAGTATTTTGTAAAGCTCCAGAAAATCTGGATAATACATTGGTGGCACCTTGAGTATTATCACCTATCATTTTAAAATCATCAGCAACAGAAGTTAGATAGCCAGATGTATCTGAAAATCTTAATTTTAATTTAGTGGATGCTTCAGACATTAAAGCAAACATTTCTATACCTTTTTGCGCATTATCTGTTACTGGACCTTGCGCATTACCTAAATTTTCATAAGCAATTTTCATTGCACTCAATACTTCTTCATTGCCACGACCAGCGCCTTTAGCTAATGTTAATGCCATAGCCATAGCGTTAGTTGAACGATTGGCATCATTACCACTTTTAACCATTGTATTTAATACATTTGGAATAGTGCCAAGTTTTGATGAAAATTCAGCAATAGTTTTAATATTTTCGCCGGTAATAGTTCGTGTATTAGCCAATTCTATTCCGTATTGTTGAATTTTTCCAGATAAATTACCAACTATAGTGCCATCACTATTAAACACGTTACCTAAATTGCCGGAAGCTCCTTGTAAATTTATATATGCATTTTCTAAATGTTGCGCTTGATCGGCGTGTGCTAAAAATTGTTGAGCAACTTCTAGCCCACCTTTACCTAATTTTCCAAGTACCCCACCATATTTATCTACTACATTTGCCCAGCCGCCCATTTTAGTAGTTAACTCTGTAAGAGAATCTCCCATAGTATCAATATGCTTTCCTCCATCAACGCCCATATGACTAAATGCATTAAACTGTGTGGTTAAAACAAATAATTCTGCGGCGTGAATCTTCATACTCGCAAAAGAATCACTTGCTTTATTACTATTAGTATATAAATCTTTCATACCTGCATATGCTTTTTGAACGGCATCTGTAGTTGATTTAAATGCCAATTCAGCTTTTTTAGCAGCTTCGGCAGCAGTATTACCGTAAGCTTTTGCAAATTTAGAAGCATCTTCAAGAGTTATATTATATTTTTTTGTTAACTCTATCATTTCCGGCGTAATAACTTCGTCACTCATTTAGATCCTTAACTAATTTTCTTACGTCGACGTCGAGCTGGCTTAACTTCTTCTTTTTCTTTTGCTTGTTCTTTTAGAATTGATTCGTGAACCATTTGTGATGCTGCTTCGAATTCTTCTTCAGACACTGAATATGAGTTATTATCACCAGTGAGTGATTTAACAGCTTCGGGATTAATAAATGAACCTATTAAATAACCGTGATGTTTAAATAAATCTATATTTTCATTATTATCTTCTAACCAACTATTAAACATCCAAGTTTTCATAATTGGATCCATATTTTCAATAGCCGAATCATCTGGTAACTTATGAAAAGTCTTACATAAATACCATAAAAATCTATGATCCGGTTCCTTTACGATTTTTTTATGTCCTCAAGTACTTCTTTCACCTCCTGTTCTGTTTTTAAACCATATTTAGTCTGCACTTCATTACGTAACATATTGAATTCATTATATAATCTAATAACAGTAACATCTTCCATATCATCAACAAGTTTTAATTTAAGAGTAAAATCATCGCCACCCAAAGCCAACTCGGTAGCTTGCCCATCTATCTCATAAATGGCTCTTGCTAATGTTTGACGTCGAATTTCAAAAGACGCATCTACATCATTGACGCAACCAAAAATAGCCATAGTAGCTTCTCTAGCTTCTTTTGTTTTTAATGTACGTAATGAAAATGTAACATTATCTATTTCAACCACTTTAGTTAATCTACCTATATTAGCTAATAGCTCAACGCGTTTTTTAGCGTAATCTCCTACCTTATCTTCTTTTGAAGATATGTTACGTCTATATTGTTGTAGCTCTTCGCGTTCGCCAGCCGACAATTCATAGCCTGGAGCCTGCTGTGCCGCTCTATACATAGGATTTAGAGAAGGCTCATCGGGATCGCCTACATTAAATTCTCGTAAGTGGCTTTGTGGTTCTGCGGTTTTCTTAAAAGATGAAGACATTAAAATACCTCGTAATCATTTAATGTATATATCAAATGATGCGAGGTATTTAATAATTATTTACAAACTCTGCGAGAACGCTTTCTGGAAGACCAGGGACGATTTACTTTTTCTATAAGATGATAATAATGTTTAACACAATATCCTTTGGCATCGTGCGGATTATTGCATCCATCGATACTGCATTTACGATTTTTAGTTCGAGAGACTGCCATTTTTTGTTTGGTTTCTTCGGATGCTTTTCCGCCTTTTTTGGCTTCGGACATTTTGTTTAATGTTTCTTGCGAGAAACAGTTAGTTAAACCTTTGTTCCAAGCGATTTGTCCTTTTTTACCTTTATTACCGGTAGAAATTTTCTTCTTGGTTTCTTTTGAATGATGATATCCATTAGTACCCGTGCCACCCATTGACATATTATAACCATTATTAGTAAAATAATGAGATTGATATTGTTGTATCAACATTATTTCAACTAAATCTGTATCTGCTTGTGTTTTTGACATTGCTATAACTTCGAATATAAAGTTATGAGCGCCATATTTATTAATGGCATAATGAATTGCTTTCGTGGGTTTGGCAGATTCTCTACGATGCTGGTACCAACGTCTAGTTGGTTGTACCGTTTGTCCAATATATATTTTATTGTTCAGAAGATTAGTAATTTTGTATAGATAATGCATATTTTGATACGTAAATATGCATATATTCCGGCAATCAACGAAACACAGAATTTATTAATCCCGGGGCATCCAATGCACCACGACGTAAGCCACGATCTGTTTGTTGTTCAATACCTTCAGAATCTGTCTGAAGAATAAGTCCGCGCGCTCCACCAGTTGCTGCATTAGCACCTTGAATGGTGCTGCTAATATCTTCTGCCATCCAAGACATATTATCTGTAATAAGGAAGTTATCAGCCGCATAAGCATAATCGATACCTGTAATCCATACATTTTTGATTGTGGTAACGATCATATTTTCGTTATCGCCATTCCATTTGTCATAAATATCAATATCAAAAGGAACACGTTGTGATTTAGCGTGAATAAATCCACGACTAAATGCTTCAGCAACACGTAAACGATCGTAACGAATACGACGGCAAGTGCCAGAAATATTTGTAGATTTGGTAGGAGCACTATCAATATGACCATCGGTTCCAACTTCATCAATAGGAGTAACGGTTCTATCTTCTTTAATATCGATATTTTGAATTGCACCAACAGGATTAAGACCAACACGAATAACTATATGAGTACTTAATGCTGTGCCAGTTCTATTGGCGGGAGGGCTGCTTTCGATAATGGAAC